ATTTATTAATATGTCTTTAAATGAAGTTATTTTCTATAATTAGATTCAATTATGAAGTTCAAAGTAAATGCTAATATTATGCAGCAACTTTCATAAATACTTGGTATTCTAATTCCAGATTATTTTCTTTTACAAACTCATCTATACTAAACTGAGTACGATTTGGTTGTTGAGGAGAAATAGTTCCTGGTTGTTGAAATAGACCAAAAAAATATCTATGAGTTCCTGAAGGGGGATTTGGTCCTTTGTACTCTAAAACCTGATTATTCAGAATATCATTTTGACTTTGTAGGTTTGTCACCAACCAATGCACAAAACCTGGCTGTATCTGTGGAGGTACATCAGGGTCCCACATAACTAAAGTATACATCTTTCCAGTTTTTGAAAATTCTACACTTGGTGCAGAAACAGTCTTATTCTTTTCAAGTTTTTGGCCTTGAATTGGAATAGTATCATACTTAATAATTAACTGATTTCCACCCATATACTTCTTAATTGTTTTTCTTTTTAGTCTTTTTCTTCTTAGTGTTTTTCTTGCTCGGAATGCCATTCTATTAGGAGCCTAAAATATATTTTGTATTGAAACTAAATGAGTTCTTGGGCCAAAAGAAGTAATCTACAGCTTCCTACAAAAGGAATTTATACAACTTATGAATCTGAAGATAATCAATTTATTTATCTAAACTTTGTAAGAAATACCACAACCTATCCAGATTCAGATATTTCATATATTATTAAAAAAACCAATGATTATTATTTAGCAAATGTAGAAACAATTACACGTGATAATTCCTTCTCGCCTTATGTACTATATATTAATAATGCTAAATTTCATATTAAGTCTCCAAATGAATCAATTAGATTAATAACTCTCTCAGACCGAAAAATTATCAATCCAAGAACAAATATTCCTAAAACACTTATTCACACCTGGAATACAAAAGAAATTGAAAATACTGACCTATATTATCCAGTAAAAGTTCTTAGAACACTACATCCAGATTACAATTATGTTATGTTTGATGAAGAAGAACGAAAAGAGTTTATTAAAAATAATTATGATGAAAGAGTTTTGAATGCATATAATAAACTAAAACCAGGTACCTATAAAGCAGATTTGTGGAGATATTGTTATCTTTACAAAAATGGAGGATTCTATATGGATATTAAGTTTGTTATGCGAAAATCATTCAATGCAATTATAAATGAAAATATTAAACTATTAACTGGGAAGGCGATGTATACAGATGGGATTAATCCTGGATTTACAGCCTGTATGCCTAATGAACCACTTATGAAAGCTGCAATTGATACCACAGTTGACAGAATTGAAAATAATTATTATGGTGTATCTTCACTTGATATAACTGGGCCTTTAATGTTTGAATATGCATTTACTAAGACATATGGTCTAACATCATCTGAATATATTGATAGGCAGAATCAAGATGTATTAATGGGTAGATATAATGATATAAATAATTTTAATTGTATACTTTTTAATAATTCAATTCTTGCACATAATGGGTTTTCTACATATTATAGTCATCATCGAACCTCTCCATATGTTGTTTTCTGGAATAACAAAGATGTATATCATATTGAATAGTTGCATATAGTTTTAAAACATTTCTATTAGATTTTCTATAGGAAATGTATTAAATTATTAGTGTTTTTTATTTATATACTAAGTATTTTAGTTATTATAGTAAAAATATACAAATAACAACCAAACTGCTTAGTTGCTGTAGGCAAGACCACCCATACCAGACATAATGCGGAGTACGTTGTAGTTGGTGGCATACACGCGTACAGTGGAGCTTAGGTTGGTACCGACCGCGTTGTTAGACACGGTGAGGAGGAGGGTGGTGTTATCGATACGAGACAAGTTGCAAGTGCCAGAAGGCTGGTGTTGTTCAGGCTGGAGAGCAAAGCTGTACACGTTGATACCAACAGCTGGGATGTTGGTGTGGTGTTGGTAAGGCTGCACCCAGTTGAAGTAGTTACCGTCACGCACAGAGAAGCGGTCGTGGCCGTTGAGCTGGAGGAGCGCAGTGATGGTAGGGTTCTTGCCCGCCATACCCTCCACGCGAGTCACGGAGTAACCAGACTCGAGCACAGAGCGGTCCCACCAGTCGGAGTAGTTGAAAGGCTGTTGTCCCTTCCAAGGGTTGATGATGTTATCATCGCAGCTTACGAAGCTGTCACGCTGCACAACCCAGATGAGCTCCTTGCAAGGGTGGTTGAAGTTGAGCTTGAGCTTGTTGGCAGAGCTGGTGATGGATTCACCGCCAGTGAACTGGAGCACATCGATGAGGTACTCGTGGCTGACCTGGGCGAACTTACGACGTTCATCAGTATCGAGGTAGATGTAGTCGATGTAGAGAGAAGCCGCAGCAAGACCGCACTGGCCAACGCGGTTGCGGATGGCGTGAGGGTCAGAGCTGTTGGAGTAGTCCCAGCAGAGGTTGTTTAGAGTGTTGAACTCTAAGTTGATACGAACCTCGTGGTACTGGAGAGCAATGAGAGGGAGGGCAAGACCAGGGTTGCGGCAGAACCAGAACTGGAGAGGGATGTAGAGGGTGTACATCGGGGCGCAGCTGGTAACCACTTCAGAGGTGAGGGGCTCACCGCCATAGCAGTCATTGTCGCAAGTGGAGCCACCCTGGTAGAGGAGGTTGGTGAGTTCAGGGACGTTACCAACCATCTTGGCGTAGCCGGCTTGCTTACCAGGCTCCTGGGTGAGTTCGTTCCAGATGTGGAGCCAGTCACCATAGTGCTTGTCAATGCGTTGACCACCGATTTCGATTTCGACGTAGTCGATGATGTTGTGGCCAATCCAGTTGAGCCAGCGGAACTGGGCACCAGAGCCGTCAGAAGGCTGGAGCTGTACCTGCGGGAGAGTGGCCTGGAGGTACATACGGTAGATTAAGTCACCGTTACGTTGGATAGTGCAGGTCACCTTCTTGCCGAAGTTAGGGGCACCGTTGAAAGGGTTTTCAATGGACTCCATAGCGAAGTTGGTGTGTCTGCGGTAAACAACCTTGAAGAAAGTAATTTGAGGGTTACCAGTTAGGTAAACATCCTGGGCGCCATAGGCTACAAGTTGCATTAAACCACCTCCTGTCATTTTCTATATCCTGGATTAACAAAAAAATTTTGGCAAATCGCATACTTTTTGAATTCGGAGGGTTTAAAAACTTTTCACAATCTCCGTATAAGTACATTTCAACAATGAGCGACAGTGCGTTTTTTAAAGTTAAAAGCTCAAAACGCTCTAATCCGGAAGCTCGAACGACTTTGGATGCTATTCATAGCCAAAAAGTTCAGAATATGCTTGAACAAAAAAAGAACCTTGATTCCTATAAACAGGAGCTTTCAACCCTAAAGAAACGTATTACCGAAACCGTATCTGATATTGAAATTTGGCGTTTAGAAAGAGATGCGGAGGTCTTGGAAAAGAAGATTAAAACCATTGAATCTGATGAAGATTTAATGGACTATTACCTTCGAACAGGTGATATCCTCTATAATTATTATGATATGCAGGACAAAATTCAAAAAGGTGGTATGTCTTTTAATACAACTAAAGCCAAACCTGGCTCGATTCTTGCTATCTTAGAAGAGGTTGCACAACAAGAGAATCAAGAAACCAAGAATACCGTAGTTGTTCCTCCTGTTCAAAAGGGCCTTCAGAGAAACCAGCTTCTTAATGACTATCTTCAGCTCGAAGACCCTGCAATGGCACGAAACACCGTTGAGGAGTATGATGACCCCTGGACAACCTGCGAATCCTGTGGCAATGAAATGATTATGTGTTTAAATGAAGCAAATCTCACCTGTTCAAAGTGTGGATATCAAGATTTTATTTTAGTTGATAGTGATAAACCAAGTTATAAGGACCCTCCTCGTGAGGTATGTTATTATGCCTACAAAAAGATTAATCACTTCAATGAATGGCTCGCTCAATTCCAAGCCAAAGAGAGTACTGAGATTCCTGCTGAGATTTATGATTCAATTCTTATTCAACTCAAAAAAGAACGCATCACAAATATGTCTTCTCTCAAACCCACCAAACTTCGTGAAATTCTTAGAAAGATGAAAGCCTCAAAATACTATGAACATATCCCACATATTATCAATCGTCTCAATGGACAAAATGCACCTTTTATGTCTCGAGAGGATGAAGAAAAACTACGCCATATGTTCCGTGAAATCCAACCCTCTTTCAAAAAACACAGACCTCAAGGCCGTAGAAACTTTTTATCATATGGCTATATCCTTTACAAGTTTTGTGAACTCTTGGAAATGGATGAATATTTGAGTTGCTTTCCTCTCCTCAAAAATCGCGACAAACTCTATCTGCAGGATAAGACCTGGCAGAAAATATGCGAAGATATGGGCTGGGAATATATTCGCACAGTATAAAATCAAATGATTAATTAATATTTGTAATTACAATAATTACTATATTAATTATTTAGTACTCGTATACTAAAGGTTGTTTACATACGAGGGAAGCCGACGAGGTTGGCGCCGAGACCGAAGCCAGCACCCTGACGGGCAGTCACACCAACTGAAGGAGAGACGGCATCAAGGATGGCGAAGACGACCGCAGCGAGGACCGCGAGGGTAGCAACTTCATCGAGAGGGAGCGCCTTCTTAGGGATGAAGATAGCAGCGGCCGCGATAACAAGACCCTCAATTAAATATTTGATTATGCGATTCACAATTTCAGCAAAACCGTAGCCCATCATTTCTATATTCACACTTAAGAAAAAAACTCACCCCAAAAATTAGACTTTTGGACCGAGTTTAAAGCATTGGAACTCAAGGAATATAGAAAATGAGCAGCGACAAGAATACCCCAACCGTAGTGGAAGACTTTCTTGATGAGGATACTGAAATCCCTGGCCAACGCTATGTACTACTAAGCTTCCTAAGTCCGGAGAAAGTACTCGAAAAGAAAGATATCTATTTCTTCCAAAAGTTCCTTGAAGGCTATGAAGTTGACTGGAAGATTAAGAATCTTGAAAAGTATATGGTGGATGTCGTAAAGAACGTTAACGACCAGCTTGATGAACGTATCAAGGAGCTTGAAAAGAATGACCAATTTGACCAGGCAACTATCTGCCGTAAAAACCGTCTCAATATCGATAGTCTAATGAATGAATATCAGCTCTTTGTGCAAAAGGCCCGTACAGATATCCAGAAGACCAAGATTGTTGAAGCCTATGATGATTTTATGTATACAAACAAGGTCAAACTTGAAGATGAGTTTTTTGCAAAGAATGAGTTCCGTACATCCGTACGCGGCGTGAAGGTTCGCGGTGTCTATGGCAATCCTAAAGAGGCTGAACTCAAGGCCAAGAAGCTCCAGACCAAGGATAAATATCACAATATTTTTATTGGTGACCTTGGTAAGTGGCTTCCTTGGGACCCTCAACCTCACGAAATCACTGAACAAGAATATGCTCAAGACGAACTCAATACTCTAATGCGCAAGTACAAGGAGAATGAGGATAATCGTGAGAAGTACTTTGAGGAGCGTACTAAGGGTTCTGCGCCTGCTAAACAGGTATTTGGTGGCGGCGGTGGTGGTGCTAATCCTTCTGAGGCTCTCAGTGGTATGTTTAATGGCAAAGGAGATTTAGCTCTTGAGCGTAAGATGGATAAGGCCTCTATCACCGTTGAAAAGGTTGAGGAAAATACGGTAGTTGAGCCTAAATAGATTGATTAACAAAAGTACATTATTATAAATAATTAGTTTTTGTTAGATTGAGACATTTTTTGGGCACTTTTTATAAAAGTGCTTATGAATAATAACCAGTAGTTGGGACCGGTCCACCTACATAAGTAGGAATGCAGGCCTGGGTAGTACCATCACAGAAGTACCCTTCAGGGCAGGGTTGACCATCTTCGTTTGGGGAGCGACAGAGATAGTCGGTATTAGGGTCGGGGCGCCAAGTTGGGAGCTTAGAAGCAGACCCAATCGCGGGAATACCTGCAACTCCCCCATCCGCAGATGAAGGGCCAGATGGTCCGCCACTCGCCGTCATATCCTGGAAACCAGAAATAGCAAAATGAGTTTCAAGACCTCTTACATAAGAAACTACCATTGGAAGTAAAATTACAGCAACAACAAGTAAGACGAACATTGCGCCAATTCCCATTGATTTAGAGCGAGCCATTTTCTGACAAATGCATAGGTTTTATTATTCAATGGCCTCTTAGGCATATGGATACTTTGTCGGTGGCGTCATTGGTAAATCTGATATCGGTGGTAACTTTGGAGGAATATCAGACTTGCAATACCCATTCATACACCGTACGCGCTCTCCCTCGCACGATGGCAAATCCACTCCACACCGACCTGCATCCACAAATCCCTCAGACATACCAGGAACTGTTACTAAAAATATCATCATTGCAATAACTAATACCATAAAAGTACATCCAGCTAAATGTCTTAATTTCATATCCATTTCTACTATTTTATGCTATTTATTAATATTTCTTCTGGACATTAATGGCGGGACCCTTCAACTTAGCACTTTGTCGTGGGTCAAACATATTAACATCCTCCTCTTCCTTAATACGCGCCAACATCTCAGACTGTCTCCATAACTCTGGCGCCCCCAACTTGAAATCGCCGTGAATATCAGCTTTATACCAAAAAATTGTATCCTCCAACTTGTTACTCTGTGTATTGTTATTAACAACCAAACATTCAAAATTCTGTGTACACTGGTCCATCATTTGACAGAAAAACTCAAATGACGGGAAAGCAGAACCATAGTTTGTATATAGACGCTCTCTGTTATTCTTATACGGCTCTCTCAGAATAAATACATAATCGACGTTTGTACGAAGAGCAGGAGGAATACCGAGCGGGAACTGCATAGTAATGATGAAGAACACCTTCAACCAACGACCGTTCATAAACAAATAACGAATATTCTTATCGTGAGTCCAAGAATCATCGTACATACAGTCATCAAGAATCAAAAATGCACGGGGGTCAATATTTGATTTAATACCCTTGTCGCCATCTTGCTGGATTCGATGCATAACTAATTTCTGACGCTTCACGAAATTAGCTAAAATCACTGGATTATACTCACCGTGAATGAACATTGGTGGAACAATTTTTTTAAAGAAGCCGTTTGACTCTTCAGTACCTGAAATTACACAACCCATAGGTAAGTCTTGGTGGTGGAACAATAAATCACGAACGAGGGTCGATTTACCAGTACGACGACGTCCGATAAAAACCACGACGGCATCCTGTGGAACAGATTTCATTACGAACTTCCGGAGGTTAACATTTACACCGCCTTGTGCCATTTTGTATTCTGTAGCAAACAAAAATAATTAGTGCGGAGTACAAACGCACGTACAACTCTTTCAAACAAGAAGATGAAGCCCGTTCTACAAACACTTCAAAATCAACCCTGCAGGGAACGTGAAATTAATGAAAATGAACGAAATAATTTTTCTGATTATCTCCATTTACAGCGTTATCACCCCGCCTTAGATATCTTTAAAATTCCTGAAACCGCTATTTCTCACAAAAATGTTGAACTCCCTTCAAAATACTTCATTGATAACTGGGTTTCTCAAGATGAAACAAATGCAAAAATGTGGAATGTTACTCGCAAAACAGAAGACTCTGCTGCATCTGAACTCTGCAAAACCTTCGTCAAATCCGTTCATCTCCTAAATCCTATCGACCTAATCAAAGAAAAATATGTAATGCCTGAACATCCTTTACTTCCTCAAAGTGAAAATACCTGGAAGAAAACACTTCTCAAACTACACAGCCACAATAATCAGGCATATGTTGATGCTGTTGCCAACTTTGTACTTAGTCGTTTTAGAGAATTAAATCTCACACCGCATTGTATACTTTACTATGGGGCAGCAACTGGTATTTGCAAGAAATATCAGTTTAACATTTCTCAAGAATATGACACCTACAGACAATGTCGCTGGTTCTGGAATGGTATGAAGTCTCATAGTGCCCGTCTGACTGTTGTCCGCGGCGATGCCGACATCGAAGATATTCCCAATTTTGAAGACATCTACAAAGAAATTGTAACTTGCCCCTTTGAAGAAGAAACAGCTGAAGGAGAAATTGTACTTGAGCCTATTGCAACTGAAAATATAGATTCAACTGATGTAGAGTCTGTCAAGTCATTTACTTTTGACAATATTGAAGAAGATGCACAAAATGTTAAAGATATTTTTGAAATTAATAAACAAGTTACTAAGCGCTCTTCTCTTAAAAAGTCTGACTCAGAATCTGAATCTGACCTCACTGAAGACTCTACTGATGAATCAGATGAAGATGATGACGATGATGATGATAGCTCTGTTGAATTAGATATTGATATTTGCTTAGAAATCCCAAATATGCCTGTTGTTCTTATCTATCAAGAAGCTCAAGATGGTGTGATGGATACTCTTCTTGATGAAGATGAAATTGATGGACACGATAAGGGTTCACAGGGATGGGAAGCAAGATGGATTGCCTGGTTATTCCAAATCATTTCAGCACTAACATTCCTACAAAGTGCAGTCTGCTTTACACACAATGACTTGCATTCAAATAATATCCTTTGGAGAAAGACAGATAAGAAGTTCTTATATTATAGGACAAAGGATGGGACTATTTGGAGAGTGCCAACATATGGAAAGATTTTTAGTATTATTGATTTTGGTCGCTCGATTTTCCGTTTAGGCAAACATCTCTGGGTATCGGATGACCACTGGCCCGACCAAGAAGCAGGCGACCAATATAATTTTGGACCATTCTTTGACCATACTAAACCAAAAAATCCTCCAAATCCATCTTTTGATTTATGTCGGCTTGCAATCAGTTTAATTGATGGATTATATGAAGAGAAACCCCCAAAGAAGAAGGGTAAGGGGGTATCAATTATCAGTCAAGAGGACAACTGGAAAGTATTTGAGACGACCTCACCTTTATTTAATTTATTATGGAGCTGGACAGTTGATAAGAGTGGACAGACTGTGTTTGAGGATAAAGATGGAGATGAGAAATATGAGGGATTTGAGTTGTATATCAGGATTGCACACGATGTGCACAATGCTGTCCCTAAAGACCAACTCCATAAACCTGTTTTTGCTCAATACAAATGGAAACAAAAAGTGTCACAAGATGAAACTATTTATTCCCTTGGTGTTTAAATAAATATTTAAAAGTATTCTATGAAACATTTAAAGTAAATGTATTGCTAACAGGAGTTGTTACCAAATTTCCATCTACACCACCCCAGGCTAACGTTAATGTACAATTATTCCAAGTTCCTGAAGGAAGGCTATTAAAGTTTGCAGTACTTGTTGGATTACTATCTGTATATATGGATGGAGTGTATGTTCCTTGCGTTGGAATAGTTAATGTAACAAACTGTGGTGACTGGAAATATGAATAGAAATCAAAATCAATTAATGCTAAGCCGAAACCGATTACACTGAAATTTTGGACCACATTTGTTGGCGGTGGTGGGGAGGAAGGTGTTGTAAAAGTAAATGTTGCACTTCTATCACTACGCTTAGTTCCATTTATTAAAACTAAATAGCAATTTGTATATGTCGTAGAAGGAGATAATCCCATAACTGTTAAGCTATCACCGCCAGGAGAATCATTAAAAATTACAGCTGGAAATGTGCCTTGGTCTGTGTTTAAAGTTGAAGATGCAGGAATTGGTACAAAGTTAGTTGTATAATTATTAAATGCAATATCCACTCCATTAAATTGTATATTTTGAGATTGAACGCTTATACCAGTTGGAGCTGGATATGGGGCATAAAAATTACCTACTGAACTTGCACTCGGCCCTGCCCCAACTGAATTAATAGCTCGTACATTAAATGTATAATTTACATTTGGCATAAGTGGAGCAAGAGGGGTCGTATATATATAAGTCATCACACCATTAGTTATAGTATTCGTCAAAGTAGGTGGTGTTGTTGTTAGTTCATATGTAAATGGTTGGACCTCTACGCCAATTGTTGGTGCATCCCAAGTAACAATAACACTGCCATAATTTGCCTCCACATTTGATACAGGTCCAGGTAATACACTTATTACATTATTAATTATGGTTCCAGTTGATGTTGTCAGAGCACACGGGCAACCAGCATTAACCGTTGTGCAACCATAATTTTTTCTAATATCCTTTTGTTGACCCTCTTCAACAGAATTGATAATTGAAGCTGATGTTATCCCTAAAGCAGGTGCAGAGCCCGTTGTCGGATTGATTTGACTTTGAATACGATTAATAAAAGAATCAGCAATAGTTTTATTTTGAATTCTTTGTGTTATAATAAAGCTATCATATATAGTAGTCGGCATTCTATAGATATTCTTTAAATAATTATAGAATGTTTAAATAATATATTTACTCGACACTGGCACATCCTGCTTCAGCAAGTTGAGCTGCTGTAGGAGGTAAACAAGGGCATCCATTACTAATTATAGTTAGCCCGCCAGTACCTTTTCTATACATTCTCATATTGCCATTCTTAACCTGGTTGATAATAGATTGGTCATAGATTCCTAATGCAGGGGCATAGCCAGTGTTAGGCTGCTTGGTAGGGTCAACAACAATTGGTGTTGGGGGAGCATTATTGAAGTTTAATCCCTGAACATTCCAAGGAGAGATACGAGATATGAAAGAACCGGATTCAGCCTTGGCACGACGGCGCTGAGTAATTAATGAGCTATCATAAATAGTAGTTGGCATTTTCTAACTCGTAAAAAGAAATTAATTATCTTCCTGCAAGACGAGGAGGACCGACCTGTAAATCTAAATCAGTACTACCCCCACCGAATGAAATTGGATTTATATCAGGAATTTGTATTACAGGGAACATATCAGGTACCAATACACCCGCAAATGCAATTAATATTGAACCACTAATAAAATCCTGTAATACTTGCATTTTCTTATAATCTTTATCTTTGTACTTCGCAGCAGTAAAACTTAAAGCGATGAAGACTAAGCCTCCAACAAAAATCCAAGGGAACCAGTTGGGCATCATTTTCATCTCTTGCGAGAAAAACACAGTAATTCCATCCGCACTAATTTAACTCCTCATAGTCAGTCATTCCTAACCCCTCTGTACTTTCTGGCTTTTCCTCAAGGTCATCGAAATCTAATCCTTCAGATAATGGTGTACCCTGTTCATCTAAAATCTCAAGGGCCGGAACCTCATCCTCTCCATCCCCATCTTTTGGGTCATAAATCATATCTGACCCGTGTGGATTCTCGGAATCAAATACTGAATCATATTCTCCAAATCTTACAGTTGGTCTATCATCAATTACAATTGTTGGTGGATTTGCCTGCTGTTCTACCCTTTGTTCAACTACAGGCTCAATGACCTCATTTTTAACTGGTTCAGGGGCCGCCATAATTGGTTCTGGTTTTGTTTCCAATTGTGTGTCTGGTTCTGGAAGCTTTACAGTTTCAGGTATAGAAACAGATTGAGGGATTGCAAGAATGGCCTCCTTAGCGATTTCCTTTTGTTCAGGAACTGTCTCTTTCTCATCTTCTGAATCACTATCTTCACCATCAGCCTCTTCAGGTGCAGCTCCATCACCATTAACGAAGTCCTTGAGAATTGACTTAACAGGAACTAAACTTCTCACTGCCTGTAAAATTCCTTCATTAATTATCTGCTCAATATTTCTATAGTTCTGTTGTTTTTCAATACTTGAAACATCTTCTCTGAACAAGTAAGTTGAACTCCATAAGAGCTTTGAAGTTTCACATAATACCTTAAATAAAAAGTGTTCAACTTTAGGGACATTGATTTCAATCTTCTTCTTGTTTGAAGATAGACGAATAGCAGTTAATACTTTTGTATGGGCAATGAAAACTGCAGTTAGAAGGTCATCTAAGTAGTCACATCCGCAATTGGTATTAATTCTATTAATTTCATTGTGAACCTTCTCCATATTCCAATCGTGAACTTCATTTAGATAGGTTTGAAACTGCCACAGAGTTCGTTTGGGTTGAGCGGCCATATCCTGTTTGGATTTTTCGAGCAATTCAATAAAAAATTGGAAGTAAGCTGGAACTAAAAAGACACAAAGTTGTTTGGTATATTCCGCTCGGGCATCCGAATAAACTGAAAGAATTGAATCAGTACCTCTATTCATTCTTCTTCATTCACTGTTGTTCTTGGAACCTTATATAACGCACTTCCCAAAAAGGCCCACAGTGACCCCGCTATCTCAGTACATTTACCGTAGCCTTTTAAACACTCATCTCTTGATAATAATTCTGTTATCAGAATTTCAGGATTATATCCTTCTTTAATATACTTAATAAGGTCATCACCATTCAAATTCTTTGCAGCTTCTACTTCTTTGTATCGATGTGCAATAGTTGTCTTCCAGGTGTCAGGATACTGCAGTTGTAAAAAGGCACACTGCTTAGCTCGACGATATGAATATTCATTTTTCTTTAAATACTCCTTAATTTCATTTGTATTGAGTCCATTAAAAGTTTTTTGTAAATAATCTTCTAAGTCCGACCACGTTGGTTGATACAATCTTTTTATAATGCATCTTGAACGAATTGGCTCTTGAAGACGACCAGCATCACGACACTCCAAAATAAATAAAACATCTTTTGCGTGTGTTTCCAAAATACGACGCAAGAATGCTTGTGCTTCTGGTGTTAAGTCGTCCGCCCCCTCCAACCACAAAATCGCTGGCTCTGTTCTTCTCGCCCAAATATGTAACTTTTGACGACCATCTCGCAGGGTTCTATCCTTTCGACACGGACAAACAAATAACTGCTTCTTAATTTGCTCTGCATACTTCTGAATCCAGTAACTTTTACCGCATCCAGGAGGACCTGTTAATATAATTGGAGTCTTATCCATTATTAATTACTTTTTGTAGTTTTCTTTTATACTCTTATTTAACCGCATTTAGTTGCGTCTGCTGCGATTACGTCTATTACGATTACGTCTGCTCCCTCCATTACGAGTCTTATTGCGACGATTACGTCTGTTTCCTCCATTACGAGTCTTATTGCGACGAGTACGATTGCGTCTGCTTCCCCCATTACGAGTCTTATTGCGACGAGTGCGTCGCTTTCCACCGTGAGCAACATTTCTCATTTGAGGACCAGTCGGTGTAGGGGCACCAGCAGTTGTCGCCCATTCCATCACTTCCTTAGATGGCTGCTGCATATTTGGAGGATAACGGAAGTTCACTGGAGCCACGCCACCTGACATCACTGGAGCAGTAGAGTTAGGTTTGGCATTAATAACAGGAGCATTTACAACAGAAGCATTCACAACAGGAGCATTAACACCAGCAACAGCAGGTATAGAAGAATTGTTGCCCTTCATAGAATTATTCTTTCTGTTATTCTTCTTATTAGCATTTTTCTTAGAGTTGTTTGTTTTACTGTTGTCACTATTACCGTTTTTAGGCTTATTATTACCAACTACAGCATTTTTTGCCTTGCTAAAGGCATTTCCAAGAGCACCCAAAATGCCCCCAGAGTTTCCAGAGTTATTCGCCGCTGGTGGTTTTGGTTCAGATGCGTTCATTCTATATTTTGAACACATTTTAATGTCCTCCCAAAAATTTGAAATCGGACACAACTTTAAAAATCTCTACCAAAATGGATTGCATCATCTGTCAAGATACTGGGTCAGAACCCCTCCAAGAAAATACATCCTGTACCTGTAAATATAAACGTCATATTAGTTGTTGGATTGATTATGTACACTCAAGACCAAAAGTAATCTGCCCACTCTGTCGTAAAGACCTCGCCGTCAAATCTACACCTAAAACTAAATCAACTATCCATACTCCCCTTAGACAAGCCGCGCCCGTACAAACAACACCGTATACTCCCCAACTTCGCACAATCCCTGAAGAAAATGGACGACAAATCACCTACCAGGAATTCTGTGAAATTGTACATCAAAACAATCAGCAAGTACAACAAAATGTAGTCATTCAAGTTAATAGTACAACTCAAGTTACTACAAATAATAATCAAACCAAAGCAAATAAGTTAATGAAAGTAGTATTAGGACTTTGTATTCTTGCCGCAGTTATTACTCTCATTTGGATTTTCGTCTAAAACTAATCTAATTTTTTGAAAGATGTGCGCGATACTCTCTAATCGCAGCCTCATCAATTTCCGCATTCTTTCTTAAACTCTGCATCAATGGATTATTATCAACAGCTTCCACTGAACTGTATTGATTTCTCTCGCGACTGATATCAAGTTTGAGCGGCACTCTGTACTCGGTACGACCAATATCACCAACACCTGGAGTGATATCAAGTGAACGATTAATTGCAAGTGCGCGGTCATTAATGAAATCAGTATCGAGTTTCTTGGAAGTTTGACGACCAGGGTCACCATTGAATGTTGCAGAGTTACCAGAACCACCAATTGGTCTGCGGCCACGAGCAATTTGTTCCTTATTAGGGTTAGTGCGCATATTGTAAGCAAATGTTTCATCCATAGTGTTATTCCAGGCACCATTTCCACCAGGACCAGTCCATCCAAGATTGTTAGAGAGCTGTGATTTCTGAGTTGGGCGAGCGATATCATCTGGGTCATATACCTTCAAACGATTTGGTGCAGAGGCAGCTCCAGCAATACCAGGTCTATCCAAATAAATAGTTGTTTCACGAACAGTTGTACGAGCAATATCCTTAGGGTCCCATACCGTAATTGCAGGAGCACGTTCAGCAAATGCAATTGGTGTGGCAGTCATACGAATGTTTCCAGTTGTCTCGGCACGACGAGTTGGGCGAGCATCATCTGTGTAGTGAGATGTTACTAAACCATTATCGGCAGGTACAGGGTTAAGAGCCATTACACGTTCAGATGTCTCATTACGTTCATTAGGACGAATCTCAATAGAGTTCTTACCATAATCAGCTTCCGCTGCATCCATATCCTTGGTATAATAACTTGTCATATCTGCGTTACGATAACCTGCACCACCAAATTGCTGTGACATCGGTAAACGGTAAGAACCAGTTACATACCCTTCGCCAAAATCCTGAGAGGCAGCGATACCACCATACTCAACTGATGTTTCAGGACGGGCAGTATGAGGCAAGACTTGTACAGAACGAACCGTTTCCTTAATTAAATCACCTGTTGTCACAAAGAAGCGTTCACCAGTTTCATCAATGTAGAAAGTATCAGGTTTGTATTTTCTGACTTCACCTACATCATTTACAGCAGCTGGAGCGCCAATAAAGTGCCCCCCTGGTACCATAGGTTGGTCATAAGTTTCCTTAGGATTGGAGAGAACACGGAGTTCATTAGTATCCTTTGGTCTCATAATTTCGTTAATTTCAAGTTGTTGGTAGCCACCCTTTCCAGCAAAGCCGAACTGCTCACCGATACCAGAGCCAACGCGTGTAGGTTCAAAAGGTCGTTCACCATCACGAGAAATTGGGGCTTGTGAAGAAATACGTGATTGGAAGAAGTCTGTGTTGTCTTCCATACCGAAAGGATTGCCATATGGTGCACGAGAGGTTTCAAACATATTTTCAACTTCACGTTTCTTCATTTGCGTAGAGCCATTGCCATTATACATATCAAGTGTTTGAGTGTTAGCCTGTGGGGCAATATTTTGTTTAATGCGGCCGCCAAAGAAGGGTTGCATATTGTTATGTTTAAACTCATTTGAAGGGATACGTTGGCCTGATAGTTGACTGACTACATAATTACTTTCAATGTAGTTGGGGTCAGATTCAGTATTATCAGAACGGAATTCTGTCATAGGAATATTAGAATCAATAGGTGAAGGGGCTGGTTGTGTGCCGGGCGTAACTCCAGGAGCGTAAGGTGGTTTATTGGATGCATAACCCATAGCTGTACCGTAAGGGCCTGGGCTGGGTTCAGATGGATAGGTTTGTCCGTTTGGCATTTGGTACATCATATCAAGTTCTGGGCCAAATCCAGTAGCGGAAGCGCCCTTTGGAGCAACCGTTAGTGGGTCAGAGTTAAGACCTCTTGCTGCTGGCATAAATCCTTCTCTCATACCAGGTTGGGGTTGTGGAGTTGTTAAAAGAGGATATTCTCTGTCGCGGGGAGGTATACTTGCGGCGGCCTTAGCATTTTTAGCCATAGCGCCATTAAAACCTTCTTTGGTGTTACTTGCTTTGGAGATTAGGTAGCCTAATCCTAAAAGTCCAGATAGAGCTGCGATTTCCATACTACTGGCTATAACCTTTAATTTTTTTCTTATACTCCACTTTTTTGAATTTTATTTTGTATTCCATTTTCATTAAGACCTAAAAGGAATATAAACATATTTTAATGGATTTATACAATGTCAATTCAATTAACAGAGGACGACTTATCACCTTGTCTTCTCGAAGATGGTAAAACAGTAATAACTACAATGACTAATTATGGATATATTCTATATACACTTAATATGCTTAAAAGCCTAAAGCCGTTTGGTTTAGATAAAAAGATTCTTATTGTAAGTATTGACCAAAAGTGTGCAAATATTCTTAAAAGACTTGGATATAATGTATATTGTATTGATGATAAGGAGCTTGGAAGATTTTCACCCTGGAATACAAAAGGCTATGATAAAATCTGTTTCTTAAAACTTGAACTAATTTATTCAATTCTTAGTTTAAATAAGAATGTTTTGTTAACAGATGGTGATATAGTATTTTTAAAAGACCCGTTACCTGATATTAAGTGGTGGAATGAGGAGAAACACATTGATGTACATATTCAAAATGATAGCACAGATAATATTAATTTGCAGAATATGTGCACTGGTTATATGTTAATTAAAACAAGTGAAAAGATGATTAAATTATATGACTGTGTGTCTGAGGAGGGTAAAAAGAAATATTTAGAGTGTGCATTTGACAACAACGACCAGAGTTATTTTAACAAGTTTGTTAAACCTCATTGTATATTTCAAGCATTAACATTAAGAAAATATCCAAATGGTAATGTTTTTTATAAAGATACATCGCGTAGAGAGAATGCTGTATTAGTTCATTTTAATTGGGTACACGGTCATATTAAGATGGCCAAAATTAAAGAACATAAAATGTGGCTCTTAACACCAGAGGAAGAAGAAGAAATTTAAATAAGTTGATAGGAAATTTGAATTAATTTATAAGTGTATTAATGTTGTGAAATGGAATTGCTACACACATACTCAGATGACTCCAAGCTTTATAAGATGTCTGCAAGAGCTCTAATTAGAATTCCAATTTGGAAAGGTAATCGGATTATTGATTTAGAGCACGTCAAAAATATTAAAGACTCGGTTGACTATAGAGCATATCTTCTTGATTCTGGATATAGAACTATTCAGTATGATGAAGTAGATGAAACCAATACTCCTGTAAAGAAAACGTACTTAATTGATGGACAACATCGTATCTCAGTTGTAATGGATTATTTTGAGAATGTTCAGAATGCAACTGATTTTCCTGTAACGATTACCGAAATTCGTGTTGAGACTGAAGCAGATGCGATTGATTATTTCAATAAAATTAATAATGTAAAACCAATTCAATTTAAAGAGGACCCAAATCTAATTATTAACAAATATATACAACGACTAATTGCAAGTTATCCAGTTAAATCTAAACTATTTAGAAATGGTATTACAAAGCGGCCATATCTATCGGTTGATAAATTTCGAGAGGCGCTCAAAAAACGGGTTGACAATCTTAAAAAAATATCTATCGAGAAATTTATTAAAGAGTGTAAAATAATAAATTCTAAACTCATTCAGGAACTTGAAATTAGGTCTTTGAATGACAAAGAAAAGGAAATTAAAATCATTACTAAAATACTTGAGTTAGAGTTTGCACTCGCCTGGGATGATAAGTTCAAATGGTTAGATGATATTCTACCAAAAGAATAATTATGTTTGCACAAAAGGATAAGAGGGATACATATATTTTTCTTTTCCAAGCTCTGCAATTGGTGGCTGCTGGAATGGTGTAAAACAGGCCTTCGTTCTGTGCGTATTGTACTTCTCCTTATCAATATCACGTGATGGAATAAAGAAATCAAATGGTGTTTCAAATGTCTCTTGAGGATTGTGGAAAAGTGGTTGCCATCTATTCCATCCAGTAGTACGAAGAGTGCACGGTGGGTCAACTAAGCGTGCAAAGGTTTGAGGAACATTTTCATCCTCGGCGTTTTTTAGAGGAATATTATTCATCATATTGGTTTGAGGATTGTATTGCACTGCATCGCAGCGAATCTTTGTTCCTAAACGGTCAATACCCTTCAAATCAGATTCAACATCGGTACGCCATTGTCCTTCAACCCAAGAGTCACCACTTTTTTGGATACGTGTCGTAGCATTGACTGGAAAGGTTGTCGGACAGTTCGCAGCTGGAGGATTTAAATAATATCTCGCTGCATATGAAGTAATTCTCATATCATCAACTTGGTGAAAGGGGTCATTTCTCGGTCTCGTAAGAGCCTGTTGAGTTGTATAACAAGCGGATGCCATTCTATTATACTTTTTATTTTATTATTTATTTATTTTGCGTGTTTTACGACGCCCGCCCCTATTATACTTTGTACCACGTAACAATTGTTTGCGTTTTGTCTCTGCTTCAATAATTTTTCTTTTAAGTAGACCCTGTCTCATCACATTTGCATTTTTTAAACTTACTATAGTATTTAAATAGTTTTGATTTAGATTTGCTTTGCCTTTTTGTCTGCAAACAAAATTGTAATACACCCCTGGCCTTCTTGCATTACCAGAATTATCAATATCTAATAAATCTTTTTGTGTATATGTAAACTTTTCTAAGAATTTTCTAAATGGTGAACAGGATTCAGGACCCTGTATTGGTTTACCACACGACCTTAATAAATTAGCTACAATCATAATACGTTCAAATGCATCATTTACTGTAGCTGTTGGAGTCATTTGCAATATTTTATGGATTTCACTTATCACTTGTTCAGCTGTAGGTAATATACTCTCATCGTACACCTGTGTCATTATATCCTGTAAAGTAGTTTCACCTGGATTTGAAATAACCTCTAATGGAGACCTAAGAGGTGCTTTTATGAGACCTAAATGATTACCAGTTTCATCACGTATAAAATTATCTTCATTCCAACCAAGTGCATATGAGTAATTAGGACACTTATCGCCAGGTTTATAGATAATCACACTTCCAACTTCATTAATTATTTCCTGTATATTATTTAATGGGTCCTTATATATATCATTTCTTTCAGGACTTCCAACTTTATTAAAGAGTGGAAACATCTCATCTGACCAGGCCAATTCTCCAGGATGATATTTAACAATTATAACACAATTTGGAGGAACTTTAAATGTTTTCATTGGTTCAGTGCCGTGCCCCATAATAATATATGCATCAGATGGGGTGAACTCAACAGGGGGGTCATTTACCTTTCTATGTCTCAATTGATTAACTTTACTATATGTATTATTACTCATACTACATATATTAATACAAAAATCTTATAGTAAAACTATTTTTGGGCACTTTTTTATAAAAAGTGCATTAGTATTTCTCAGGCTTGACGCAAACTTCATTCTTAATAGGTTCAGGAGCAACAACTGCAGGGTAGGCCCACATCTGATAGACTGGTAAGTGAGCTTTTTGCACATCAATCTTTAGGTTGATTTTGGTGTTGTCTCGGACGATTTCCTTTTGCTGTTTAGGGGGAGGCTGATATTGCCTCCAAGGACAGAATGTGTTTGGAATATTAATTCCTCTGAGGTCAGATTCTAAATCAACCATATTTCCTTTAATCAAACTGACATCATTGCCACCAACAATACCCAAAATGTGTCTTTGAGGTGTAGGATTTACAAATTGAGAAGTTAGGTAGTCATAGTGTTGGGGGTCCTCTTTCTTTTCCCAATGCGCGGTTAAAATTGGCCCGTAGGCAGTATTCACATCGCTCAAGTAGATTGCCATTCCTGTTAGGCGTGCACATTGAAATTTGACGAGTCAAAAACACCATATTTATTTCCAGCAACCCTTGTATATACAGAATGTCTCCAATTATCATCTCTCTTGACGGAAATATCGGCGCTGGAAAGTCCACTCTTCTCGCTGAGATTCGCAATAGACTCCACGATGTGCACATTGTAGATGAGCCAGTCGGTCAGTGGACAGCTCTCAAAAATGCCGAAGGCAAAAATCTACTTGAACTCTTCTACCAAGACAAGAAACGATGGGCCTACACTTTTCAGAACTGTGCAATACTTACTCGTCTTAAGAACATTCAAGATGCAGTAGAGAATCTTGATTCTACTTTGAAGGGTCCTCAAGTAATTATTACGGAGCGGTCTGTACTAACCGATAAACACGTATTTGCTGAGATGCTTTATGATGCTGGTGACATTGACCCTCTTGAATGGGAACTCTATGAAAGTTGGTTCAACAGCTTCGGTAAAAAACATCCAGTACGCGGAATTATCTATATTTCAACCAGTGCTTCTACTTCAAAGGAACGCATCCATATTCGTAATCGCCAAGGAGAAGACCGAATCGGAATGGATTATCTTGATGCACTTGATAGACAGCATCATAAATGGATTGAAAACACTAATATTCCTGTTCTAACTCTTTCAACTGAAGTTGATGTTCCAGTTGAAAAGAATATTGAAGAAATTAAACAGTTTATTGAAAAACTAAAGGAGCTTTACGCTTAGAAGTATTTCCAATTATTATTACCATTATTATGTCTATTATTTTTCTTAGTGGCATTGTTAGCTTTCTTGACGGCCTTCTTTACAGCCTTGGTCGCTTTCTTGGCAGCTTTTTCGGCATTCTTAGCAGCTGCCTTGATAGCCTTTTCAGCATTCTTTTCACGCTGGGCATTGAGGCGGGCAAACATTTTACCAGCATACTCAATTGCACCTTCTCTGTTTTTATTATATTGCTTAGCAGCCTTTTGAGCTTCCTTTGTAGCTGCCTTGGCAGTATTTCTGGCAGCTTTCTCAGCAGCCTTGGCCGCAGCCTTAGCGGCAGCCTCTTCAACCTTGCGTCTGGCATTAGCTAACATCTCCTCTGCAGTTCTACGTTTTTTACGGGTGGCCGCGGCGTTATTACCTCCATTGCCAGAAACCGCCTTGGCAACAGCAGCAGCAGGGACCTTTACCGCTTTAACAGCCTTCTTGATAGGGGCTTCAGCCTCCTTGGCAGCCTTAGCAGCGGCCTTTTCAGCTTCTTTCTCAGTACGCTTTCTGGCAGCTTCAGCCTCCTTGGCAGCCTTGGCGGCCGCGGTGGCCGCAGCCTTTTCAGCGGCTTTAGCAGCCTTTTCAGCTTCTTTAGCTTCTTTGGACGCCGCTTTCTCGGCCTCTTTGGTGGCAGCCTTAGCAGCGGCCTTCGCGGCCTTCTCAGCTTCTTTGGCTTCTTTCGACGCCGCCTTTTCAGCGGCTTTTTCGGAATTTTTGGCAGCTTTGGCAGTTGCTCTGGCCGCGGCCTTGGCAGCCTTTTCGTTTAATTTACGCTGCACATTAGCTAAAATCTCCTCAGGAGTTCTGCGTTTCTTTTTATGGGTATTACGTTTGTTGTTGCCCTTGTTGTTGCCGGAATTATTCTCCATTTTCTAAATACTTCATACAAATTATTTTGATGACTGTAATAATAATTTCAGGTTAGTCTTGAAATTATTATTTTAAAGGGGCATATGATTTTTAGCAATTTACATCGCGGAGATAAGAACGAGTTGGGATTCCACCGTGAATCCATCCAGCCGCAGCAACTTCAGGTACAAGGTTCTTAGGATTTTGCACATTATTCTTGACAATAGGGATGAGCGGAGTGTATTGCTGAGAGAAGAACTGTTCAGTGACTGTGCCGCATTCCTTGCCCATACGCACTTGTTCGGAGTGTAAGAGTAAGCTCTCAACATCACGGGAGGGGGAGCCGCCCGCCATATAGGGGACTGTTAGGAATGGTCTATTTTGTGGGCGGATTTGGCAGCGATTGTTTTTGAAGGCAATTTGGTTGCGTAGAATGGAATCCGCGTCGATGGCAGCGTTATTGTAGCCGTATCCTTCGCGTGGGTAGATGAGAAGTTGGTTTACGGCCATTGGGTTGACGCCGGTAGCTTTAGGGACTAAATTGGTTGTCTGGTAACGTCCTGGGCCAACGGATTGAGCATAGAATGATTGAATGCCGCAGAGGTCATCGCGGGAATGAGTTAATCTGTTGATCTCCATTATCTCTGAATAGATGCGGCATAAAATATTATTTTAAAAAAGAATGCCAAAGCCAAGTCCCCTTGCGTCTGAGTTATGCCGTTGTATCAAAAAAGTAAGAAAAACAGTTAAGGTCCGACCTGGTCAAAATAAGTCCTCTAAAGGAAAAGAAAAGGCAGCGATTGGAATCTGTGTAAAGTCTGTTATTCAAACACGTGGTAAAACACTCAAACGATTTAAGTGCAAAGGCAAACCATATCTTTTAACACAAAAACAAATTTGAAACTTAAAACTTTAAAGTGTAAACTAAGTAGAAAATGCCACGTAGTTCATCTTCATCTCCAAGCCGCTCTTCTTCATTTTCTCGGTCATCAGCCAGTCGTTCTTACTCAAAACCTTCATACTCATATTCATCTCCTAAATCACCCCTCCCTACTCCTGCACCTTCATCCTCCGTAGTAAATCACAATCATCAAGTACAACAACCAGGATTCTTTTCAAATATGTGGCAGGGATTTGGATTGGGGGCTGGCCAGAGCATTGCAATGAATATCTTTCGGTCAGACCCTAAAGTAACTCACGTTCACGAAAATGCACCTACAACAACTACTACACCAGTAGTAACTACAAATACAGTAGCTAATACGGAATCATTCTATTCTACTGAATTTTCAAAGTGTTTGAAAGAAAAATGGGATGATAAAGAGACTTGTAAGCAATATATCCAGTGTCTAAAGGATAATAAAGACGATAAGACCCTTTGTAAACAATTTATGTAAAAAGGAACTTAAATTATAATATTGGAATTATAAGAGTATGAAATATAATTTTATAATTCCATATAGAAATAGGAAGGGTCATTTAGATGAGTTTATAAAACGATTCAGTGGCTTTATAGTAAATAAAAATATAGATGTACAATTTTTTGTTATTCATCAAATGCATCCTGGTCCATTTAATCGTGGAGCAATGAAGAATATTGGCTTTTTAGAAGTTCATAAAACACGACCAGATGGTTTATTTATTTTTCACGATATTGATTTATATCCAACATACTGGGGGTCAATTGATTATAGTGCAAATCCAGGTGAAATAAAACACTCTATTGGTATAAAGGGTGAAAATCTGGGTGGTATTTGTTGTTTTTGGAAGAATGAATTTGAGCAAATAAATGGATTTCCTAATTATTGGGGATGGGGAATTGAAGATGTGACTCTTTTATACCGAGCAAAACGTCATAATATTCCCATTAATGAAACCAATTGTGTATCTTTAGATGATAAACAAAAATGTTTTATACCTATTCATACTCGAGACGCAACAAAAGAAGATGAATATGCTAAAATAAACACTGCTTTACACTTTGAAGAATTAGAATCGGGTAAAGAAACAAATGGCTTGTCAAGTATTAGTTATGAAGTTTTATCAACACTTGATATAGCGCCGCATTTTAAATTAATAAATGTTGACTTTAAACTTAAAAGTTAATCCAAGAAATGTTTTACTCCTCCCTTTGCAATAGTAGTAGTATCTGTATGAAGAGTTATACTACGTCCCAAATATGCACTATATTTACAAATAAATATTGGGATATCTGTTTTTAATACGCATCCAATAATATAAATAGATGTATCATCAATAATAGTTCGTATTGACTCGACCTTAACCATAATACTTGCCTCTTCTGATTTATAGTTTTTTGTTTGTGTATAATTCATCATAAGAGTCATACCAGGTTTTATTAATTGGCGTGGGTCAAAATCTACATCATCATTGTCTTCATAATCTTCCCCAAACATAACTTCTAAGTATTCTTTGACAATTGTACAATCAACTTCAAATAAAGATGTCTTAGGCATTTGATATTAATATGGTAGAATACTTTATATTTAATTATTATATCTTTGAGAATTATAATAATTAAATCAATAATAAGATTATAAAACTGTTTAAGAGGCCATATTCAACCAAGGAATTGGGCCACCATCTGTTCCAGCCAAGCAAGCTTCGCGACCACCTTCTTTGCAGGTCTTACCAGGAATCTTGTAGAGCCAATCTGCAAATGCACCTTGGTCGTTTGGCACAGTTGTAGAGGGCTGTGTTACAAACTGGCGCTGGCTTTGATTTTTACCAAATACATCAGTTGGGTCAGAAAACCATTGTACTCTGAAGTAATCATCAAGTGTTTGTTTTACTAATGGATTATCAACTGGGGCAGCAGCAGGACGGCCTGGATTGTATTTGATTTCTTCCAATAAAACATTCATAAAAAGGTTACGAGCAGTTGGCGGAGTATAATCTGGAAGCATTGGGCCAGAGTAAGGGAATGCATCAACTTCAACCACTCCTGTAGCGGGCTGGACACTACCAGGAGCTGAACCTCCATTTGTAAATGCTTCAACACCTCCACCAAATCCAGGTCCAGATAGTGGCGCTAAATAACCATCAGGGTCAACGTTAGCAATATAAGGTAACTTATGATAAGTATCCCAACGTTTTCCATCAGCTTCTTCATCAGGTTTAGTTGTAAAAATGATAGCAAGAGCAGTGAATGTACCGAACATTAGTGTTACAGCAAAAGCGGGTAGACCACCAAGTACACTTGCAATCATACCAATAAAGAGTGATATTAGCACTAACCGGGCGGCAAAATTCCAAGCAGAATGAGGGCAATTTGGTTTGAACTCCAAGCTAAAATCCTTAAACAAAATGGAAGCATCTTTCCAGAATGGAAGTTCACAACTTTTTTTCTTATCGTCGTCACTCATTATCCTAAACCTTAGAAACTTTATTTCTTACCCCCATTTCCAGCTTGCTTTTTCTTATCGCCCCCTTTTCCTTTCTTATTAGCCTCTTCCATAAGAAGGGCCTTCATAGCAGCATCTGCATCTGCAAGGGCAGTTGCACTTGGAACAACTAATGCACCCTGTTGAGCAGCCTTCTTGGCCTCTTTTTCGGAAGCTTTTTTCTTAAGTCTGTCCTTTACCATTGCTAATCGTGCACTTCCTTCGCGTCCAGCCTGACGAGCAATATCCATATCTCCAAATCCAAATGCACCCTTGATACCTTCCATCATATCTACAAAGTTACCATTTCCAGCAAATTCCTTCATTAGTTCTTCAGCTTCACGGGCAATTTCTTGGGGGTTAATTGCACCAGACATAAACTTCTGCTGGAGACGCTTTCCAACCTTTTGAACTGTTTTTTGAATAATACCAGGATTGTTACCAAAAACCTGGAACAGAATATCAAAAGCCCGGGACGGGTTCTTCTCACATTCTGCCACCATTTCTGGCGTAATTCCTAAATCCTCAGGCTTGATGTCCTTTACAATCTCTTGAGCTAACTTGGCCATATGACCCTTGAGGAACCTTTCAGGTAGTTTAGGAAAGCCATTCTCAAAAAGCTTTTCAAATCCTGCAGGTAATCCAGCAGGTAATCCATCAGGTTTAGCACCCTCTTCGCCCTCCTTTCCTCCCTCAGACTTAAAGAAAGTCATAAACTTTTTAATGATATTCTGAAAGTCAACTCCTTCAAGCTTTTCCTTCATATCTTTCATTGCATCATCCATCCAGGCAGGTGTCTTTGTATCCTCTGAAAATCCAGCCTCCATAAAGCAACAGATTGAGAGAATACGAACATATTCCCAAATAGCCTTATGAGTATTTTCAGATAATGATGCCCAAACAGTATCAGAAATCTCTACGCCAGGTAATACCTTCCCAGGGTTCTTGCTGATATCTTCTCCATTATCCGCTAAGTTAAATGTATTATTAATCTTAACTTCCTCTTGAAAACGATTCAGACGGGTTGGTTTATCAAGAGCCTTTGCAGCTTGAATATATTGGCTATATTCGGGTAAAGCACCCATTAAGTCCTCAACAAACTCATTATATTTGGTCTGGAATACAGATGTTTCAGTTGCTTGCTCCATTCTTCTTAAGGACTACTAAAAACCCTTTAAATCAAAATTTGTGTTAATTCGCACGGGCCTTTTCGGATAGAATGCACAACACTTTTAGATATTGCCAGATAACTTCCTGATTTTTAGAGCCCATAGAGTCCCAATGCTTATCAAAAATGGCCAGGGCAGAAATCATTTCATTAAATTGCGTTGAAATCTTTTGTTGAGCAACTTGACGGATATGTACAACATCACGTATTGCAACTGCTGGAGCTAAATCATTATAAACGTGCTCCGTAAACAAATCAAGAATTAGTCTTGGATTAATCTTTTTTGCCCCTTTAATTGCTTCAGTGGCCATTTTGATATCTTTCTCTTCCGGAAAGGTATTACATAGCTCTTCAAAGAAGTTTAGAAGCTGAGTAGTAAAAGCTGTTAGGGCAGACATTGCACTAATATTTATCTACTATTGAATCTTTAAACTGATTTATACTTTACTGACGCGCAATGCGCTGAGGAATACCCATATCTCTGCTCTTCATAAATTGTTCCATTTGTTGGTCAAGTAGTTCTTCTTTCTTACTACGTTTCTGATTGGAACTTGTTGTCTGAAAGTTTGAAGCCTCTCGTGTGCTTACTGCTTCTTGTCCATTTAGATAAGTAAAATTATGACCTCCTCTTAATCCACCATTCCCCTGTGCAGAGGTATCATCGCCTAAAAAGGAATAACTATCTCCAAAGCCGCCACCCATTTCAGAATCTAAATATGGTTCTGGCTCTACTGGGCCAGCTTGTCCTCCTGCCTGGCCCCCACCACCACTTCGTGTACCGCCACCATCTCTCATCTTTCTTTCGTATAACCAATTCATTACTTCACTATTAGTTCTTGGTTCTGGTTCACCTTGAATGACAAGTGTCGGAACACTCTTTAACCAGGATGGTAATTGAGGTCTATTGGGGCCAGGGTCAACACAGATAAAACGAAATTCTTTGTGGTAATTTGTTTTAGAAATTTCTTCAATGAAAGCTTTGGACCATTCGCAACGATTGGAATAAAAACAGATATGAATTGGTTGTGCAGTACCTCTGTTCATCCTTTTCTAATTTACGAACGAAACCTAATCGGGCTGGACGCAGATTTATAAAATTTGATTTAAATGTTCATTCGGAAGATATGTTAGGACGCCAAGATGAACTTTGAAAATCTAAGAACCGTTGACGCTCGTACGCTCGCTTTTACTCTCTCTCCCATCCACGTTACATATGCTAATACCCTTCGACGCCTTATGCTCACAGGCGTGGAAACGGTGGCATTTCGTTCAGATATGACATCTACGGGGTCTACTACCGATGTTGTAGTCAAACGAAATGACACCCCTATGACGAACGAAATGTTGGCCGACCGTATTGGTCTTATCCCCATTAATGTCACTGAACCTCTTAGCTGGAAAGCTGATAAATATGTATTTGACCTCAAAGTCGTTGGAAGTAAAGATAATACTGCCTTTGTCAAGGCTGGCGACTTCAAAGTATATGAAGTAAAAGCCCTTGCTGGTGGCGCCAATAGTAATAATGAAAACAGTGGAAGCAATTCAAATAGTAATTCAAACAATAATGAAAATGAAGAAGAAAATGAAAATAACAATGGAAACAATAATGGAAACAATAACAATGGAAACAATAATGGAAACAATAATGGAAGCAATAACAATAACAGTGTGAATAGCAACTCAAGTGATGAATCCAATGAAAATATGGTGGAGGTACCTATTGAAAGATTCTTTCCTGTCAATCCTATCACCAGAGACACTTGTCTAATTGCAACTCTCCAGCCAGGGGCGGGTCCAACTCAACAGGTTGTAGAAATCAGGGCTAAAGCTACTAAGGGAACTGGTCGCGAACACGCGCGTTTCTGCCCTGTATCTCAGTGCTCTTATGAATATACTCCTGATTCAGACCCTCAACGTATTCAAGAAATGTTTACAAGCTGGCTAAATGTTGCTAAAAAAGCAAGCAGTGTTGATAAAGGCTCAGAACGCTACAATGAACTACTACGCGAGTTCAATACTATGCAAGTAAAACGCTGTTACAAGATTAATGAAAAGAATGAACCATTCAGCTTTGACTTTACTGTTGAAACAGCAGGTGTACTACCAGTTAACTACATTGTAGAACGTGCGTGTGAAGTTGGTGAAAATATGTGCAGTCGTTATGTAAATATTCATCGTGGAGAACTTCCTGCGGAGATGACTCTATCTGCATCTGATTCTCGTATTATTGGATTTGATTTCCTAATTCGTGGCCACGACCATACTCTTGGCAATCTACTCCAAACTTGGCTTGTGGAAAATCATATTCAGGGTGATGCTACTCCAAAGGTGACATATGCTGGTTATTCCGTTCCTCATCCTCTTCGTGATGAAATGATTCTACGAATTGGTGTAGAAGATGGCGAAGAGGCGACAGCTCGTCTTGCACTTGCTGAGGCTGCAAAAGGCTGTGTAGAAATGTTCCAGAAACTCCGTGCTTCTTGGCGAGCTGCAATTGGGGCACCTGCTCTTCCTCAAGTTGTTAAGGCCGCTGCTCCTTCTGCACTTGTGAAGTCTGCCCGTCGTAAGACACCTCGCGTAGCCCCTCCAAAGAAGCCTTAAAGTACAATAAATAAACTTGAACCCCTATACTTAAAATAAGTGTACCTATAAACAAGCCAAATATTTTTCGTAGATAATCGATATTTCCAAAGATTGATTCTAAGAATGGTAGTAGTGGTCCAAAGTAAGCAAAACTAAAAACAATCAAAAATAATATTCTTGAATATAATTTTTTGTTTGATGCCTCCTCTGGAATTGCTCGATGTTCAGCATTCATAATAATAATAAAAAACGTTAATACTAAAAGTAAAAATGGTATGCTATCTGGAATCTTAAAAGCATAAACAGTCATAAATAACGAAATAGGAATAAATGTTTTCCAGTGGTTTTCATCCGCCCCGTGTGTAAATAGTGCAGTTGATAAAATATAGAAGGCAAAGTTTGCATCATTATATGTTAATAGAGTAAACAACATAATGTTTAGTGATTTAAGACATTCCACAAAGAAATCATTTGTACTCAATTTTAAATCAATCACTTCATCATAGAGTTTTGTTGAGAAACCAAATAATGCAGAGTATAATAAATCCATTTTATATTATAAAATGTATTTTAATATAAATTAAATCACATATTCGGAATATCCCACTGGGATTCGTCTAATGACCAAAAATTGTGTTTGGTTTCGTTTGATGTCATATTCTCTACATTGCTCCAAATGTGTTTAATCATTTGTTTTCCATTTACAAAATTAAAGAAATATTTCTTCTCTGGTTTTTTAGTAGCTTGTAACTCTTGAACTAAAATAGTTTCAGGATATTGCACTTGAATAGAAGAAAGATTTGGATATGAAATTAATAATTCACTAATATTAATTTTTTGTGTGAAGTAGTTTTTCATATATTGTCCAAATGAAAGATTAAACCATTGTTTACCGATTCCCTTTTCAACTGACTGCCAGAGGATTGCATAATTCTGTAAAGTCGTATCATAAGATTCATTGAAGGCATTTCGATTGTTCTGTTCTTTATCTTCTTCCATATCTAAAAAGTCATCCATCCACTGGAATAGAATACCTAAATTATTACCCCAAATCTTCCAAAACTCTGTATCAAGCCCTGTACATAATGCAACTGTTTCTGTAACTAATTCAAATAGTACACCTGTTTTTAAGGAACTTAATTCAACTAATGTTCCCGTTTTTTCTAAGTCATACCATTGGCCAACCATAAGTCTTTGAAGTTTTGATTTTAAGAGATGTGTCCAAACCTCGAGACTGACATTTTCAGGTTTATTATTTTTCCAAATCTCAGTAACAATGTCAATCAAATCATATGAAATTAAAACTGCCTTTTTTGGACTGAAAACTGTATGAAGTGTCTTTTTACCTCTTCTTTCTGCGGCATTATCCATCCAGGGAGTATCATCGAGAACAATGCTGGAGACGTGAATACATTCAATTGCAAATGCTAATTCGGCGAGTATTTTTGAGTCCGGAGAAAGATAGCTCCACAATTCACAGAAAAGCTTGGGACGAATTTGTTTGCCACCCGTAAAAAGATAATCCCAAGAATATTCTCCAATCTCTTGTGGATGGGATTCAATCCATATCTTTCTCCACTTTTCATAAATTTCAGTCTTAAATAAATCCCAAGACATTTACACTAATTTGGATACGATTTGAAATTATCGATAATTACACAATAAGCTTTCTTAAATCTTCTCCAAAACAACATTCAACTTGTAGGTCATCGATTTCTTTCAGTCTTGGAATTGTAAACCGAAAATAGCGGGCAAAGGCAACTTCTGCAGATTTATAGTTTTCAATTGTAAGTGGAAAAAACATCTTGAAATATTTTGCACGCATAGCATAAACTCCAAGAATACAATCGTATTGTTCAAATTGTAAACTGCACGTTCCATAAAACTTCACAAAGGCATCAAAATTATGTTCATTTTGTAAAATTTCTTTAAAAAACTTTGGAGAAAGCATTCGATAACGTCCTGTGAGTTTTATAACAATATCTTCATCTTCAATTCCATATCTTTCAATAACTTCCTGAATATCTAAAAGTTCATTTACACCTTTACTTTTGAATTGTTTACGATTATTTTCTGTATAAAAAACTTTGACGTGTTGTCTGTGATGATGATAAAAATTATCTAAATATGTTTCTCGTTTACCATTGTTTTCAACAATAATAGGTTTAATTTCGTGTGGTAAAACTTTGAGTGTTTCAGAGATAGAATATAAATATCGTTCTTGACGCTCTTTTGCATCTTGACTACCAAAGCGATTATTGATAGAAGTAGTTATAATCAAATAAATCATATTTGATTATATATACTATGTATGGTTTAAGTTTAAAAATTATTAAAGAGTTTTTTAAATTCCTGGTATGCCATACGATTGCAGACAGTGGACGAGTTAAAATGTTTATGGTGATTTCCTTTAGTCGTGAACTTTGTTTTACAATATTTACATTCTAACGTACCATCTCCAATTGATTTTTCAAGAAGTTCATCAATAATTAGATGAATACCTTTTGTGAGTTTTGCGGCGTCTACTTTCTGAGGAAGTTCAATCCATTCTTTACAGACTGTAAAACGGTCTTGATGTCGGTGAAGTGATTGTTTTGTGGCAAAACATTTCATACAGGCTCCACACTTAAATTCTTGGAGCGGTTCATCCTTTTTTAGTTCTTCCGCTTTGACTGTCTCAACTGGTTTAGTTTCACCATAAATGATATTTTCTTTTTTACCATACAGGTCTTCAATATTAATATCAGCTAAGAAGTCAAAAATCTTCTTTTTTGTCAGAGTTTTGCCCTGCAATCCTTTAAGTACTCCCTCCAGGCCGGTTTCTTTAGGTGCTCTAAGTACTTCATCCATATCACGCCTATCTCTGTGTCTATACGAGGGAATGTTTTAAACCATACCGGAACACATATTCTCTGGAACCTCTGTTCCGACGCGGTTAGACCATCCAACATTGTTTCTACAGACTCATTACAAATGGATGACTATGCTCCCTTTGAAGCACCACCTCCCAGTAGGGTCTATCATATAATCTGGAATATACTCCTCGCCGACAAGCAGTTTCCTTTAAGTACCCAGACACTACAAGAGAATAAAATAGGACACATTGTAGCTATACTTCCAAGTAGGGAAGAGTTTGAGAAACTTGTAGATATCTCCTTCCCTGCAACTGTTATTGAGTATGGTGATAAACACGAACCTGGAATTGACCCTCAGAGATACCAAGAGATTGGACAATTTATTGACAACTTAGCACGCTCATCTAAAAATGCATCTGAACGAAATGTCTTAGTCTTTTGTAATAATGGCTATCAACGTTCCATACCCTTTTTAGTATACTATCTAACCAAATTTCATTCTGATGAATGTCCAAGTATATCCAAAGCAATTGACCTTATTCTTCCCCAAGTTGATAAACAAAACTACTTATCACTTCGTGGAAAAACAATTGATGATATCTCTAAAGTCCTTAAAGGCGTGTGTAGTTAATAATATAGGGCCGACCAGCAACCTGATATAGCTTAGTATTCCCTACTTGGCTTACAAATCTGACTGAATCTCCTTCTTCCACTTTAGCTACATCCTTCTCGGCCTGGTCCAGCAATCCAATATAGGTTTTAGGATTAGGACCATAACCAATGTTCAGAATCTTTCCAGACATATCCGCGAGGTCTAAATTACCCGCATCATTCACTGCAAAGACCATTGGAGGGGCCTCTGTTGGAGTTGGAGGAGGCCCAGTCTCTTGTTCTGTAATCATTTGAGGCTCCACTTTAGGCGCATCATCATTCTTTTTAGAATTATCTTTCGGTTTATTCCACCATTTCCAAATAACAACGACTGCTACAAGGGCAATCACTCCAAATATAATCCAAGATGAGGTTGATGAAAACATTTTAATAAATATTTTCATTAATCTTTTAAGCTACTCTCTTAGCACTGTGATTTGCGCCAAAATTCATCCTCCATTGGAATAAATTTCCATCCCTCTGAAGGATTATACCCTACACGCCCACTAAAACTTGTACTAAAAAAATGAACACCATTCGTATTTGTTTCAATATATCGCCCTTCATTTACAGTTGGCACCATTTCATTTCCCATATAGGTAATTGCAATCATACGATATTTATTGCCAGGTTGCATTTATATATTATTTGGACTTAGACTTTAAATTCTAATCAACTTCCTCTACACGGGGGCCAGATGCATCCTCCTCAGGAACACCACCAGGTGCACCACCAGGAGAACCAGACTTCTCATAAAGCTTCATCATCACTGGACGAATCTTATCTTCGTACATCTTCTGTTTTTCATCATACTCCTCCTTTTCAGCATCAGGATGTGCATCAAGCCACTCAATTCCCTCCTTAATCCAATCCTCCACCTCATTTACTGTATTCTCACCAAGAGTTTCTTTTACTTTATCTTCGCGAATTGCATTTCGAGTATTGTATAGATAAGACTCAAGACCATTCTTAGCTTCGACACGAGCCATACGTTCCTTATCCTCTGTCGCGTGCTTCTCTGCCTCTTCAACCATTCGTTCAATATCTTCCTTACTTAGTCGCCCCTTGTCATTTGTAATAGTAATCTTATTTGACTTACCAGTTGACTTTTCAGCGGCACTGATATTCAGAATACCATTTGCATCAATATCAAATGAGACTTCAATCTGTGGAACACCACGAGGCATTGGGGGAATACCTTCAAGCTTGAATTCACCGAGTTTGTTACAATCGCGAGTAAATTGACGTTCACCTTCATATACTTGAATTAGTACACCAGGTTGATTATCCGCATACGTGGAGAAGGTCTGAGACTTCTTACAAGGGATGGTCGTGTTGCGCTTGATGAGAGGAGTCATAATGCCACCAGCAGTTTCAAGACCAAGAGATAGAGGAGCTACATCCAGGAGAATGAGGTCTGAAGTGCGGTCATTAGAATCCTTTCCAGCAGTCAGGATATGTGCCTGAATAGCCGCACCATACGCAACAGCCTCATCAGGATGTACTGAGTCATTTAGCTTCTTGCCATTGAAGAAGGAACTTACAAGGTCACGAATCTTAGGAATGCGAGTAGAACCACCAACCATCACAATTTCGTGAATCTGGTCCTTAGACATCTTTGCATCGCGAAGCACCTGGTCAAGAGGCGCAATAGTACGACGGAAAGCAGCATCACACAGACTTTCAAACTTAGCACGTGTAATTACAATATTGAAATCATTTCCATCAGCAAGTGCATCAATCTCAATACTTGCCTGTGTAGAAGTACTTAGAGTACGCTTAGCACGCTCACACGCGGTGCGAAGACGGCGAAGAGCACGAGCATTATCCTTCACAGTCACGCCACGATTCTTGCGCTCAAATTCCTGTACACACCAATCAACCATTGCACTGTCAAAATCTTCACCACCAAGATGAGTATCACCTGCAGTTGCCTTCACTTCAAATACACCTTCATCAATTGTGATAAGAGAAACGTCGTGAGTGCCACCACCACAATCGAAGATGATTACATTTTGTTCACCAGACTTCTTCTTATCAAGACCATATGCGAGAGCTGCTGCTGTAGGTTCATTAATGATACGAAGAACATTAAGACCTGCGATTACACCAGCATCCTTAGTGGCTTGACGTTGAGAGTCATTGAAGTAGGCAGGAACAGTAATGACTGCGTCCTTGACTTCGCCACCAAGATACATCTCAGCAGTTTGCTTCATTTTAGTAAGAACCATAGCAGAGATTTCTTCAGGTTGGAAAGTGGAGCGCTCACCCTTAAAATCCACTTCAATTTGTGGTTTATCAGCTGGCCCCGCACGAACAGTAAAAGGCCAATGACTCATATCAGACTTTACAGTAGAATCGCTGAATTTACGACCAATTAGACGCTTGGCATCAAAAACAGTGTTCTTAGGATTGGCAGCGGCCTGAGACTTTGCAGCATCACCAATCAGACGCTCAGAGTCTGTGAATGCTACATAAGAAGGAGTAGTACGATTTCCCTGCTCATTAGCAATAATTTCTACGCGGTCATTCTGCCAAATACCCACGCAGGAGTAAGTAGTTCCGAGGTCAATACCGATGGCGAATTTTTTAGAAGACATTTCACTGTCTGTAAACTGCGATAGAGTTTTAAGTTGTTTTATGAAAAAGTTGAACTTAAGCCACAGGTACCGCGTTCATTTGTTCAAGAGATTTCTTAATAAGAAATGAAATCCTTTGCCAGGGCTGCTTGTGAAGATATACTTGAATTTCATTTAGGGTAATCTTTTTGTTCTCTGGGCGGAGCTGTGACAGATAAATACCGTGCAGTGTGTAAAGATGAGGAAGATACATTTTATCAATCTCTTCTGCTTTCTTGATTTTGGTGATATGGAGGTCAACATATGATTTGTAAAGTACTGTGCTAATTACATCCATTAGAATACTTAGAATATTCATTTCTGGAATATCTTCACTGTAATATTCCCAATACTTGCGAATTAGATTTTGAGAGTATAGTTGACAAAATCGTTCACGTACAGTTGGACTGTTTCCACGAAGAGTCTTTACTGCAGCATATTTCTCAGAACGGAAACGCCAGCGATTGCCACTACTATCCTTAAGTACAATTCCGTGAAATTGCCAGTCTTTTTCTTGTAGAGTATTTTTAATCCACTTCTGAACTTCATCCTCGGCACCCTCTGCAGCGACCTGTGCATAAGAAATCTTTGTTGCTTTCTTTTCAACCACGATACTTGGAATACTTAGGAAATGCCACCCAGGTTCAGGGCAATCATCAATCTCTACGCGGCCATCCTCATACACTACACCCCTGTGCACAATATACACACAATTCTTCTCAATAGGTGTTACAATACGATGTTTAGTATGCTGTACTACAAAACTATAAAATACAGAAACCTCTCCCTTTGAACTATCTGGGTCAGTAACATCTTTAGAGTTATCTTGAATAATGGTTTCACTATAAAACGGGCCTTCAGATGTATTCATAAATGCTTCAGTAAATAACTCTCTAAAGGTCCTATCTGAATAAAACTTTCCGGTCGCATCCATCTTTGACCGAGTTGTGATA